ACAGGAGCCATAGGTTTTGCTATAGCAGGGCCAGCAGGAGCTTCTATCGGTGCAGGTTTAGGATCAGCTATTAGAGGGGACAACCCTGCAAACATAGCAACATCTGCTTTAATGGGTTATGGTTTAGGAAGTTTTGGAACAGCCGTTGGATTACAAGGTGGAGCAGGATTAGGTAAACTAGGCACAAGTGCAAAATCTACTTTCTTTCCAACCGCTGCACAAAAAGCAGCAACTGCTCAAACTGCAGGTATGAATGTTCAAGATGGAAACATGGCGGCAATGAAAGCGCAACAAGCTGCACAACAAACACTCGGTCAAAAAGCATTACAATTTGCAAAAGCAAATAAACTTGCAACAGGTGCTTTAGGTCTTGGTGCTTTAGGTGCGATGGGTGGTTTTGACAAAGAAGAAGGAGATACTATGCCTGCTAATATTGTGCCAGGTAGTCAAGGAATGTTAGATGTTAGAGCGCCAAGCGCAGTCTATTATGATACTGCTACAGGTAGATATGGTGCATCTGCTCCAACACTACAACCAATAGCAAGAGTTGCTGACGGAGGATTTCCTCGTCGAACAGGACAGATCGACGGACCAGGGACAGAAAGATCTGATGATATTCCTGCCATGTTATCTGATGGTGAGTTTGTTATGACTGCTAAAGCAGTTAGAGGATTAGGAGCATTGAATGGTGCAGATAAAGATGATAAGTTAGAGCAACGTCGTAAAGGCGCCAAAATGATGTATGACATGATGGATAAATTTGAAAGTAAGGTAGCGTAATGGCAGAAACACAAACAATATTTCAAAGACAAGCTCCTTTTATTGAGGAAAGAGCAGAGAAATTATTAGAGTCAGTATTCGGCCAACAAGGATTAGCGTCTAGACCTTCAACAATTCCTGCATTTGAAGTGGCAGGTCTTTCTCCACAACAACAGGCTGCAATTCAAAGGGCAGAAGCAGGTCTTGGTGTTTATCAGCCATTTTTGGAATCTGCTTCACAAAGTATAGGAGCAGGACTGGGTGCTATTTCTTCAGCACAACAAATGTTAGATCCGTCACAAGTTTCTACTTTTATGGATCCTTATCAACAACAAGTAACACAAGAAGCCTTAGCTGAATTAGATAGACAAGCACAGATTCAATCACAAGCAACCGCAGCTCAAGCTATAGGAGCAGGAGCATTTGGAGGATCAAGGTTTGGTGTTCGTGAAGCAGAAGAGGCTAGAAATTTAGCACAGGTAAAATCACAAAGAATTTTTGAAGACTTATCACGAAACTTTTTACAAGCACAACAAGCTCAAGCTAGAACTGCACAACAGTTAGGTGCTATCGGTGGTCAAACATTACAGGCTGCTCAAGCACAAGCAGGACTTGGACAAATGACTCAACGTTTGGGAGGAGAGGATATCAATAGATTATTGGGCCTTGGACAACTAACACAACAGTTTGGTTTTATGGACCCCACGACTCAAGCATTTGTACCTGGTCAAGCACAAATTGAAGCTGCAAGAGCAACAACTCTAGCAGAACAAAAAGAACCTTTTGAAAGAGTTGCATTTGCCTCTGATATTTTACGAGGCGTGCCTTCTTCACAAATCACTTATTCTCAAACTCCTTCTCCATCATTACTTCAACAAGTAGCAGGATTAGGTATCGCAGGTCTTGGCGCTTATGGAGCTGCTACTGGAGGACTAGGAGGTATTAGCTCCTTGTTTGCAGGTTAGATGGCTATTTTAGACAGACCGATGTTTCAACGACGAATGACCAAGGACCAGCTACGTCAATATGGTTTACCTGCATTTGCTAATGGTGGTGTTGTTAAGATGAGAAATGGTGGTTTACCTTTTTTACCTAATAAACCACAAGATTCTTCTTTTTCTAAAATACTAGAAAATAGAACAAATCTTCCTTTTAGACCTAACATCAAACCTGAAACCGCCATTACAGAAGTCTTAGAAGACAGACCTACATTTCCTTCAACAGGATTAACAATTCCTACTCAAGTTGCTGAAGAAGAGACAACTACAGAGTTTACTCCAGAATTAAAACCGATTCCTGAAAGAAAAAAGCAACTGATGGAAAAGGACAAAAAAGATAAATTAACTCCAGAAACTTCTGGAGACAGAAAGCTGTTTGATGCGTTTAAAAAGAAGTCTGAAACTTACAGAAACATTTTAAAGGAATATGGAGAGGATGATTTTAGAACACAGGCTTTTTTACAACTAGCACAGTTTGGTTTAAATCTTGCCTCTGCTCAAGGATCAAACTTCTTAGACAAAGTAGCTACTGCTAGCAAGGATCCTCTAGCTAATTTTGCTAAACTAGCTCAAGACAAGAGTTCTTTCATGAAAGAATTAGATTTCTTAGCACTACAAAAAGCTGAAGGCGAGATCGCAAAAGAGGAAGAAAGAGCATTTGAAAAAGAAGAAGCTAGATTAGAAAGAGAACAGGATTTAAGAATAGCAATGTTAAAAGACGAAGATAAATCAACAATTCAAAAAATTGCAGATTCTCTCATTGGTAAAAAAGATCCTAACTCAGGAGAAATATATACTGCTGAAACTGCATATCAGCAAGCAATGAAAAATTATTTATTTGAAAAAACTCAATTAAGAGAAGAGTATGAACAAAAAAGATATACATTTTACAGAGATCAAGATGAGTCTGTGGAAGAAGCAAAGAGATTAGCTAAAGAGGACACTGATGCAATTTACGGAAAGCCAATTGATGAAGAACCACTACTTGATGAAGAACCACTACTTGATGATAAAATTCCTGTTCTTACAAGTCAAGAACAATGGCCTACAATAGAAATAGGTAGTAAATTTAAAATAAAGGATAAAACATACGAAAAGACTGGACCTAATCCTACAGACTTTAGGGAAGTAGAGTAGGTATTGGAAAAATGTTATGGCTGAAAGTGTATTTGATTTACTCGATAAGCAAGAAAAAAAATCTGTATTTGATTTAATTCCAGGACAAGAAAAAAAATCAGAGCAAGAAGAAACAGTTGAAAAGTTAGATCAAGAAAAACAAGAAGAAACAAATGCCTTTGTTTCTGCTGGTGCAGGTGTTCTTTCGGGCGCAGTTAAATTAGTTGAAGGAACAATAGGGCTTGGAGCCGAACTGATTGACTTAGGATTTGATACTAATACATCACAAAAAATAGAAGATATATTTGATAGCATCAACGTATTTGAAGAAGTAGCTGAAGATAGATTAATAGGAAAAATAACACAGACTTTAGCACAGATAGGTGTTCCCGCTACCGCAGGATTTTCTATTGGAAAAAAATTAGCAAAAAGATATTTAAAAAAAGCTAGAGAAGGTAAAACAAAATCGAAAGGCAAAGGTACAAAACAAACCTTAAAAGAAATTAACGAATTCAATAAAAAAGAAAAAAGAAGAAAGATTATTGAAAAGGTTGCTCCTATGGGAGCGGGAGCTATTGGAGCTGCGATAGGAGAAGGTATTGGAACTGATGAAGATATCGGAACATTAGGAGATATGTTTGAAAATGAATATCTAAATCTAACTTCAATGGATAGAACAGAAAACTTAGTAGGAAGAAGAGAAGCATCTAGAAGATTATTAAACAGAGTTAAAGGCGGAGTGGAAGGTGCTTTAGTAGGAGGAGCTATTGGAACTGCTGTGTCAAAAGTTGTTGGAGTTGCAAAATTAGGAACGCAAGCCATGTTTAGTGATGACCTTGGCACTAGATTAATTGATAAAGCTTTAGGTTATTTTGTAAGGCCAAGAGGTGCTCTTCCTCAAGAAGTAGCAGATAGACTGACAAAATCTCAAGGAGAAAAACTTGCAACGAAAACTGTGGCTGCGTTTGAAATGGATAAAGCAGAACTAGCTGTTAGACAATTTGCTGACAATGTGGCTCCAAATGTAAAAAATAATGCTACAATTAATAAAATCGGAGATAAAGTTTATGCTTATTTACAAGCACCCAAACAACAAAAAAAGAAAGCCTATCAGGAACTTTATAATTATTTAATAAAAGATTCAGGTGTGTCAAAAAAAATTGTTGATAAATATATTCCTCTTTTACAAAGTGGAAGAGATTCTATAGATGGTATGACGAATGAAATTAGAACTTATCTAACTAAAATAGAAGGAGAACTTAGCGGGCCACAATTAAAACAAATACAAAATTTAAACGATACTCTAGCAAAAAATTCTGGAAGCTATTTTAATATTGTTTATGAAGCTGTGGAGAAAGCAAACAGACCTTTTTCAAAATTATTCTCCAAGTACAAGCCTGCTCAAGAAGTAAAAGAAGAAGCATTTCAATTTCTAGAAAATAAAGAAGCTAGAAAATTTCTAGAAAACAATAAAGACCTTTTAAAAAAACTACCTGTTGAGTTGAGAAAAAGATTCAAAGGAACAAAAAAGAAACTACCAGATGAGCAATTAATTGATTTTGTATTTAAACCAGGTAATGAAAATTATTTATCTAGACTTTTTACATCAGAAGATATTTCAAAATTTAGAAACGATGCCGCTAATCAAGTAGAGGAATTAATTAAAGGAAATTTAAAATCTTTAGACGATACTGCTAGCAAAGGTGCATTTGGTGAATTGGAAATAGGAAAAGGAATTGAAGAATCTGTTCTTATAAAAAGAAAAGTTCCAAAAGAATTAAGATCGCTATTAGGAGAGATAAGAGACCCTGTATTTAATATCGGAAATACTATGGGAAAGATGTCTCAATTGTTAGCAGACGCAAAAGCTTTTGACGATATTTACGAAATAGGAAAAGACAAATATTTTTTTGATACGGCTGAAGAAGCGATAGCTGCTTTTAGATTGAAACCAGGAGTTAGTCCTGAAAAATTAAAAATAAGATTAAGTAAAGATATTCTTCCTAATAAACTAGCTGACAAATTTACATCCCCTACTATTAGAAGAAGTTTTGTTAACAGAATGAATGAGAGAGGCACTATGTATAAACTTTATAAGAATTTTTTAGTTTTACCAAAAGCATTATCTCAAAGAGCAAAGACTTTGTATTCTCCTTTCACGCATGTAAGAAATGCTTTATCTGCTCCTTCTTTTTTTGCAATGAATGGAAATCTAAGTTTGTTTTTAACAAATCCAAATAAAGCTCCTGAACTTTTAAAAGCAGCAGGTCTTCCTTTTAAAGTTGGAGTTACAAAAAGAGGATTTAAAGGAAAGTTAACAGAAGCAGAAGTTAGGGCATATGCAGAACTACAAGAATTAGGAGTAGTTAATACAAACGTTATTTATAATGAGATGCAAGAGGTTTTTAACGAATCCTTACCCGATGTTCTGAGAGGTAATATGGATGCTGTTTTAGATAGAGGTATAAAGCCAGTTAAAGGAATATTAAATAATTCTGTTAAAGGATTAAAATTTTTAAATAGAAAAGCTAGAGATTTGTATTTAGCAGAAGATGATTTTGTAAAAAGCATGTCTTATGGAGCAGAAGCTATAAAACTTAAAAGTTGGGTTGGAGAAGATAAGTTATTAAAGATGATTAAAAGATATGAAAACAATAATCCTTCTCAAATAAATAAACTTATAGGCCGAGATATAAACCCAGAAACAGATTTATTTTTTAATCCTAAAACTGGAAAAATAGATTATGAAAAATCAATTCAAAGATTAATAAAAACAACTGCTGCAAATATTGCTAGAACAACAGTTCCTAATTATGATAAAGTTCCTCAGTTTGTTAAAGATTTATCTGGAACACCTCTAGGTATTTTTGCATCTTTTCCTGCAGCTATTTTGCAAAGTGGATTTGCTACTATTGCGAGGGGCATAGATGAAGTTTCCTTAGGTAAAGAAATTGGATCACTTGGAATGCAAGCTAATGGATACAATAGAATAGCGGGAGCAATTCTAGTAGGAACGGCTCTTCCAACTACTTTTGTAGAACTGATGAAGGGTACTCATGGATACACTTCTGAAAAGTTAGAAGCTTTAAAAGAATTTATTCCTTGGTTTTCAGAGGACAATATCATCGCACCGATGGGAGACACAAAAGAGGGTAAGCCAACATACTTAGATATTAGTTATATTTATCCTTACGACACTTTAGTTAAACCAGCTATAACAGTTTTAAACGATGTTTCTCAAGGACAAAAAGATGGCGACTCAATAAAACAAGATTTATTTACAGGAGTCATGAAAGGAATGACAAAGATCGCAGAACCATTTGTTCAAGAAGCTATTCTTACAGAGGCATTAGTTGACGTGACAATTAGAAAAGGAAAGAAGGCAAGAGGAGGAGAAGTCTTTGAAAATACAGATTCTGGACAACAAAAACTAGAAAAAGCAACTGCTCATATTCTAAAGACATTCATGCCTGGCTCTATAGATCAAATGAAAAGAATAGTATTTTCTAAAAATGAAGATGAAGAATATACAGGAATAGATGATTTTGAATTTACTAGACCAGATAAAAATGGACGTATTTATGATTTAGGTAATGAGTTTGGAGGAATATTTGGATTTAGAAGACAGGTAATCGACGTAGGTGATTCTGCTCAATACAAAGTTACTAAGTTTAAGAAAGATATTAAAAATATTGAAAACAGTTTTGTTTCTAACAGCCTAAAAGAAACTGCTCTTTTAGGTTTTGGTATACCAAGTGTAGAACAAATAGTTCAAAACTATGTTAGAGAAGAAAAAAATAGATTTAGATTGTTTAAAGATATGAGTAGATTTGTAGAAGCAGGTTATCTTTTAGACTCGGATTTAAAAGATTTTAATAAAGCAATCAATAGAATTGATGATAAAAGAGTTATTAATGATTTAAAAAAAGGACAGTATGAGCCTAATAGAATAACTGATTTTGAAAGAAATGCCTTTAAAAGGAGAGCTAAAAAAATTGCTGAGGGCTATAACTTACCTATATCTGACTATAGACAATTTTATGAAAATTATGATAAGGCTTTCGATGTTATTAAAGATTTATATAAAGCAAATAATGGTATCTCCTTAAGAGACGGAGAATTAAACTTTGGAATTTATGATGTATTAGAGGATCAGAGTGTGACTGTTCCACCTCAAGCACAACCTAACGTTTTTGATTTATTAGAACAACCTGAACCAACTACTCAAGCTATACCCGACACTGGTCCAGGATCCGTGGTCACCGGACAATTGACGACGAACCAACAAGATGTTAGATTCAGAAAGGGTACACTAACAGACCCAACTGAGAGATTAATTGCAGGATTAGATTAAAATGGCACCACCACGTAGAAGAAGAGCTAATATTAGTAGACCCTCTAGACCGTCAGGAGGTCCACCGGGAAGAACGCCAACTAGTGGAGCAGCTCAGACTAGAGCCAATATCAGTAGAGCTAGAACAAGCAAAGCAGATATTGCTAGAGATTTAGATATTGCTAGAGGACGTAAAGAATTTTTTTCCAATAGACCAGATGTATCTGATGACAGAGCATTAAGAAGAATGACACAAGCTGATGAAGTTCAGCGTTTTAAAAATTTATATACGAAACCTGTTGAAGGTTCTTCAAACCTTTTACAAATGACAGCAGATGCTCCTATGAGTCTAAGTGAATTTAGACAACAAACAGCTAATAAGTACGGTCCTACATTTAGAGAGATAGGTAGCGACATTGGTTTTGGATTAGGAAGTATTGCAAAAGGAATAGGGGATAGAGTTGCCTCAGGTAATTTTGGTATCATAGGTATCGCTAAAGGTCTATATGAAACATTCACTAATAACGCTGCAAAAGCAAAGGATGCTTTAGTAAAAGGCTTTGATAAATTAACTAGTGTTGAACAAGAGATTGCAAAAGATAAAGATAGTTATCCAAGGATGTCGTCTCATCCAAGACTACAAGAAATAATGAGTTTAGAAAATCAGCAAAAGACTGAGTTAGAAAAGGCAGAAACAATTAGACAGAACATGGAAACACTTACTACTCCTGTTGCAGAAGCGGGAGATTTTACTGATGATTCTTTTAGAAGATTTCCTGCCACAGGTATAACATCCGCTCCAAGAGTATTTGATAATAAGTTTTTAAGAATGCCTGGAAGTGGATATCAAGCAGGCGCAGGAATGGGAATACCTTCTGCAATACCAGCAGGATTTGAAATCGTTTCTGACTATCAAAATCCCGAATCAAGAATGCAGAACTTAATAAATCAAAACAAGCAGAACAATAATACAATGTTTAACAGTGGAGTAATGACTCCTAAACAAACCGAAGATATGTTTTCAATTGATTTACAATGATTAAAATTATAAAAGTATTAAAGTTAATATTTAAGAGAAAGGTAGACAAGGACCCTCATGAAGAACATTGGGGTATAGGATCATGATAAAAATTACAGACGCATTAAAAGCACGAGTACAGGACCATGAAGGCCTGCGCACATCTATGTATCTAGATTCGCTAGGAAAAGCCACTGTGGGCATTGGCCACCTCGTTCAACCACATGAAAGAGAAAGATTTGCTGAAGGAAAAGAAATACCCATGGATGAGATCATGGAAATATTTGAAATGGATTTAAACAGAGCGGCAGCCGGAGCAGATATGTTGATAGAAGACAATATCGGTCATGACTTGCCTCAACACGTGGGAGAAGTTATTTTAGAGATGGTTTTTCAACTAGGCACCACAGGCGTATCAAAGTTTAAAAAAATGTGGAAAGCGATGAGAGTCAAACAATGGCAGACCGCAGCGGCTGAAATGAAGGATTCCAGGTGGCATTCACAAACACCGAAGCGCTGTGAATCCCTAGCTGAAATTGTAGCAAATACTTAAAGAGCTCTTCTCACGTAATTAGGAAGTGTGCCCTCTTCTAAATACCAATAATAAGCAGCTTTCCAGTCTTTTTTATATTCTGCTTTTAAGAAGTCTATTAATTCTTCTTCTTTTTTATCATCACTCTTAAAAAAGTTTAAGAAATGATTTTTTGCTTTATCAGTTAAACTAAACATTATTTATCTCCTTGTAATTTGATTGGAGAATATAATGTTATTTTTTACTTTTAGCCATGCTTTTTACAGTTTTCTGATGTGACTCTAACGCATCCCATACCTCAACTTTAGACCAATGAGCCATGACACATTTAGATATGTCTTCATGTAAAACCTTTAACCAACTAATATCCATCGGTATACTTCTACCTTTGTTATCAGCAATATGGTCCACTTCCTCATTAGTTAAAGATAAATTTAATTTACCGTTGTCATAAGATATTCTCATTTTATTTCTCCCCAGTTTTTACCGATTTTTGCCTCGCACTTGACGGGCACATGAAGTTCAACAGCAGACTCCATTATCTCTTTAATCTCTTTCACCTGGGTCTCGTTGGCTATAGAGACGTTGAGTTCGTCATGTATTTGAATCATAGGAACCATGCCTAAGTTTTTCCACAGATCCACCATGGCTTTTTTGGTTTGATCTGCTGCTGAACCTTGTATTAACCTATTCAATGCACGATAGGTCCCTGCTCTTTTCATTTCATTCCACGCCCAAGTCTTCTTGGCATTTTCATGAGACATCATTCTTTTGTCATGGAAGTCTTTGTTCTCCCATAAATCAAAACGACATTTACGTCCAAACAGTGTGTTAATATATCCATTCTGTTCTGTGTATCTGGTAGCACGAACAATTATGTTATTTAAAAAATGAACATTGTCATTGTATTTTTTCTTCAAAGCTTTGGCGCTATCTGGGCTGATATCTAGGGAGGCAGCTAACTTAGCAATCCCCATACCATACATAAGACCTAATCCTATGGTCTTAGCCTCTTTCCTTGATATTTGCGCCATATCAGCGGTTACTTGATGGAAGTCCTTTCCTTCATGGAAGAACTTAATTAGGGTCTCAGCGCCCTCTAAATCGTGTTTTTTGGCATAGTGTACGAGCAATCTAGGCTCTTGTTGAGAATAATCTAAAGATGCCCACTTTTCCCCATCCTCAGGTAGAAACAAAGATCGTATCTTGGGACCTATGATTTCATTACGAGAAGGAACCTGTTGTAAGTTAGGATTATTCATAGACAACCGCCCACTGACCGTGCCTCCGTACTCACCTTTTAGCTGATTAATCTCAGCATGAATCCTGCCGTCAACTTGATGCTTCAAGATAGAGTCAATAAAGGTAGTGTGAGCTTTATTATATTCTCTTGCTACTGAAAGAGACTGAATCAAAGGATTCTCACTTTCTTTCATCGCCTCATTACTAATCTTTGCCTGTTTATTTTTTTCTGTGTATTCGTATTTCTCTCCAAGCTTATCAAATATTTTTTGTAGCGAAGCTGCCGTATAAATATCAGAGGCATCAATCTTGATATTTGTTTGTTCTTTAATGTTATTATATATTTTTTCCTCTTCCGATTTAAAAAACTTTTTTGTTTTCTCTGCCTTATCTAAATCAACCCGGACACCTTTCCATCTCATTTCTAATAAAAGACGAAGTAAGTCTGTTTCTAAATTAAACACATCAGTCAGTCCTTGCTTTTGTATTTCTAATCTTAGAAACTCCCATAGCTTGTAAGTAAGTCTGGTGTCTTGCTCTGCATAAACCCCTGCATACTCTACAGGAACCCAATGCATATTTTCTATTGCTTTGAACCCATGCTCTTTACCGAAGTCTTCTAAAATATTTCCCTGCTTTCTCTCTCCTAGATAATCTTTAGCTAAATTATTTAAGCTATAACTAAATCTGTTTTCATCAACCAAAGGAGCGGCTATCAAAGTATCGTAAACTTTAGTGACATCACACTCTACCCCCCAACGTCGAAGCCAACCTAAATCGTAAACGGCGTTGTGACATATGACTATGGGGTCTTGTTTAAATAATTTTTTTAACCACTTCTTTACATCTTCTTCAGGGAAGTTTCCCCCTCGCTCATGACGTACCGGGAAGTATCCATCAAACCCTTCAAAGGATATGGCAACACCTACAACAAAACCTTTGTTCGTTGCCCACCCACCACCAAGAGTTTTGATCTCAGGATCATATGTTTCTAAATCTATCGCTACTTGTTTTATCTGAGTGACGTCAGGAAATCTAGGTCTCGTCCACTCTGGTTTGTTTTCTTTTTTTAGCAGATCCATCTGCTGTTCAAATATCATCTTAATATCTCCTCAAATTCATATTGTGAAGTGGAAGGAATAACAAAAAGATTTTCTTTGGCTCTTGTCATACCAACATAAAAAACTCTTCTTTCATCGTCCCTATTTACAGCCATTTCATCAACGATTCTTTTGGATATGTCAGAAAATAAAACAACATTCTGACTCTCCCCGCCTTTTGCGCCATGAATTGTAGATAGTTTTACACTTGCTTTCTTATCTAAATCATAGCCTCTCTTTAAGATTTGCCTCATGTAGCTAACCTCATTCTCTCCAATACCACTGAGTGCAACGTCCCAAGGAGTTTTAATATCTACTTTCAACCCCCATTCTTTGGACAATAAATCATAGTTATATTTCTTCTCTTCATCAGCACCGGGCATTTTCTTTTTACCACGAGCAATTCCATTCTCTCCAGATCTGATGTATTGATACATAGTTCTAACATCAGATAAAGAAACTTCTTGTAGATTTTGTAGATGTCTCCAACAGTTATAAGCTACCAAGACATCATCTTTGATGGATAATTTATTATTCTTTTCAAACAAATATCCTTTAGCTCTTAGATCAGAAGCTATTTCATTTAGATAATAATTAGTCCTACATAAGATAAGCCATTCGTTTTCTCTTAAATTTAATCTTTCAAAATTAATATTAGAGACAGTCCCGAGAGCCTCTCTCGATTTCCATTCTTTTGGAATTCTATTTTTAATTCTACCTATCAATCTATTCGATCTTAAAAAAACATTTCTTGGTATTCTATATGATTGATTCAAAACTTTTAAGTGACAATTTAAATTAATCAACTTAGATACTTCCGCTCCACTCCAACCATAGATAGCCTGATCATCGTCCCCGGCTAAGTAAACTGTCTTGGCTTGCTTCATCATAGTATTCACCATGTCCCACTCAGAAGCTTTTAAGTCTTGCACCTCATCTACAATAACCACATCTAACTTTGGAGATGATTTTGTTTTATTAAATTCTGTAATTAAATCTGTATAATCTTTGATGCCTTTTCTTTTTTTAAACATACGATAGTTCTTGTCTATCTTTTGTAACCTTTCAAAGCCCCCTTGAATGTGCCCTGCTTTTCTAAACTCTTCATACAATGTAGTATTTTTTACTCGATATAAATCAATCAAATGAATACCATCTGGATCTCTGCCTGATACCATCGTAGTTCCGTTTATTGAATTAGAAATATCCACACCGAATTCTTTTTTAAACTCTTCAAAGTCTTGATCTTGTATAATATCTGTGTGAGTGCAACCTAAAAATTGATAGGCTAAAGAATGTAAAGTTCGAAACCATTTGAATTCTTTTCTCTCTATCTTGAATTTATTAACGGCTCGAAAGATAGCTTCATTGGCAGCTTTCCTAGTGAAAGAAAAATATCCTATGCGATCAGGTTCTAATTCTTGTTTTAAATTATCCTCGACAAACCTCAGTAATGTGGTTGTCTTACCTGTTCCCGGGGGACCAATAATCTTATGAACGTGATCTAGAATGGGATGTCCTCTTCTTTCTCCGCAGGCTCCTCTGCCTCTATTCTTTCTACTGAATTAAACTTATCGTTAGCTACAAACCAAACCAACTGACCCGGTTTATTATTTAGTTTTCTTTTTGTTGAATCTCCACCAAGCGATCTGATAAACACAGCGACTTGGTTAGTGCTCAGAGCTGCATGCTTTCTGTTTCGCATGTACTCTTGTAGTTGATCTACGGCATTGGCTTGATTAGAAATATACTTTGCTAAAACAATCTTGAACTGTCCCTCAGGTGTCATCTCTTCATCTGTTTTAACTTCAATAGCTTTCGAAACTAACGAAGTGACAAAAGCATCGTAGTCATTTCGAGACATCATCGGAGGCATTGATTTAGTTTTTACTAAACATTTTTTTCTAAACTTATGTTGATCGTAAAGTTCTTCGACTGTGCAAACAATCGTGCTCTCTTGATTAATTGTAATATGATAAATAGCATCGTCGTTGTTTCCATATTGTGTGACGTTGCCTACATCTGTAATGACACTGTCTTCACCAATACCAAACTTTCTAATACGACATAAAGATTTATTACAGAACTGACACATGGGTTGGTCCTTACATTTGTAGCCCCAATCTTTTTTATCTGCCTGCTTAATAATCTTTTCAATTTCTTTTGGTCGAAGTGCCTCCTCAAAATATTTGTGATGAAACTTGTGCACTTCATCTTCATAAGACTCTCCATATTTCTTTTTTGCGAACACTGCATATTGAAATAAGAAGTTGTCTCTACTACCTTTTTGCACCTTACCATTCTCTGTAAGGTATGCTTCGATACAATAGGGTGCATCGTGAAACTCTGATTTTTCTTTTTTAAGTGATAACTTTTTTAACTCTTCTGTTGTAAGAGATTTCTTTTCGACCTCTGCTAAGAAGCCATCGAGATTTAAAACATTACCTTTGTCATCAAAGGCATATCTATCTGTTTGATCTAGTCCGTTGTGATAAGGCATGTTAAGAAAGCTGCCGACTTCCCAATCACTTTCATTTCCCTCTCGTAATAGTTTCTCTTGTTTAGGAAAAACTTCACAGTGCCCAAGGCCCATGGACGACGCAAGGTCTCTTATCTTGTGATGAACAATACCTGCGTTGACATACTCTTTAAAAAATAAAAAGATGTGAGCGCCACCACTTTTAGATTTAGTAACAATAAAAGGTAAATTTTTCCCTGCAATCTTTTGAGCTATGCTCACATGATCAATAGGATATTCATCAACATCAATACAGCCCCAACGACATTTGTCTTCATCGTTGATTGGAAAGATGCCAATGCTAGGCCATAAACCTTTTAGATGACTTTCCCACAAAGAATCCTCAACAGGATTTTTGCGTATCCAGGTTTCGCCCTCAGCTTTATTATCTTCTCGAAGACTCTCTTTAGGTTGGAACGTACCATATGCACGCTCCAACCCTAGAAAGATCTCTTTGAATTTAGAGACCCTTGGTTCCATTTAGAAAGGAGTGTCCTCAGATTGTTCGTTAGAACTTCCTTCCTCATCATATTTTGCAACTACCTTACCTTTTCTGACAGAGTCATTAAACTGAGAAGCAGCATCAAAAATATTCTCATCATTGAGGAACTCATCTTTAGTGATTTCCCAACCGTACCAATTACCCTTATCATTTTTCTCAAGTCTACTTTTAAGAGTATAGATACGATACCATGATGGGGCTAAGAATAGTTTTTTAGTTTTAGGGTTTTGAATAAACTCATTCTTCAAACTATATGCCCAATTTCTTGCATGCTTCAATCCTGTCTTTGACATAGATAAGATTGCTGGCTGTGGAGTTGCACCACCAAGAATCAAGACATAGAAGTTTGCTGTTTCTTCTATGTAGTTTCCGTTTGGTAGTCTGAACTTTCCATCATCACCACGTACTGCGTCGGTCGGTTTGTTCTGTGGAGTAAATACATTCACAGGAGCACTTGATCCTGTTCCTCTTTCCTGCCACTCTGGCCATTGTTTTTCATAGCCACATACAATTACTTTAATACCATCTGCGCCATACACATTATTGCCTGCGCTATTAAAGATACGACCTGCTTTTGCGCCATCTACATATTTGTCATGACCCTCTGTCACTTCATCGGAGTTTGACTGTAGAAGTTTAAGTCTTGGTGTAGGTAAATCATCTGTAGTCACAGACTCTAAACCTACTCCTGCTAACTCTACCATTTGTTCTATTTTAGAAGCTGGTAAAGTTTCTGCCTTTGCGGTGACAGCACCGTTTGCTTTATTATTCGTCATTCGTTATTTTTCCTTTGTTATTTTTTTCGTTCGATCTTCACCTTCTTAAAGGTGTAAACTCCAAACTTTTCTTGATCAACAGATGTCATCGAACCTTTGGCAATCTGTTCCTCTAATAATTTGGAGAGTGTATTCCAGGGCACTGCCTTTTTATTACTCGGATACAGACCTCTGTCTTGTAACTCTGCAATTAAATTAGTAGCGTCGGAATCTTGACCACGACCAAAGGTCAACTCTACTTTGTTCTTGATGACATCATCAAGCCCTAGTTCCACCAACCTAGAAAAACAATAGTCTTCGTTTTCCATAGTAATGTTTGCACGTAGTTGATCTTTGACGGAAACTTTTGAGCCGTCATTTAGAGTAAGAGATTTTACTCCTGCTCCTTCAATCATCGAAGGAATAACTTCATTCTCTAATTGAAACTCTCTGTCTTTTGCATTTTTTATTTCTGCTTCTTTATCGGCGATGAATTTACGAATATCACTTAATTCGTTACAAGCTTCACCGAGATCTTTTACTTCTGAGCTATCTAAAGTATTAATCTTTGATTGCTCATATGCTTTATCTAATAGACCCATATTTGTACCTCTTATAATTCTATTGTTATAGGAATATATATAGCACTTTCTCTATCCCATTTCAATACCTTAAAATTATTATTTGTAATTTTCCCAGCAACAGCACAAACTATGCCGATTAACACCGGGTCCCCCATCAATAATAAGTAGTCTCTTGATGTGAAATCTTTTAATTTATTCTCTACCTCTATACCCACCATTGGGTAATTTAGTATTTGTAGTCACATATATTTTATTCATTTTCTATCGTTTCTTTTATTGCTAATCCTATCAAATAAGGAATACGAGGTACAACAGAATTTCCTAAACATTTAAGTCTGTCCATGCTTTTGGGTACCCCATGAGCCACTCGACCCACGTCGGGTTCAATCTCCCACCAGCCATTCCAGCTAATCTGCTCTTCTTTCTTGCCTTCTCGTAGTTTGTGTTTTTCCCAGAGTCCTTCCAATCTCTCGTAGTCGGTGTAGGAAACATAGCTACTTTCTCCTCTAGCTTTCCTCTCTGTGTTCCTCTGCTCGATATGTTCTCTGTCTTCTCTGCCATGGCTGCCGATGCCCTCGGAGTTGGCCATAGGGCTCGATGCTCCACTTCGCTCGCTAGACCTCTCGAATGTCTTTTGTGTCTGTTCGGACTCTTGTCCACATAAAAACTGTCGTTGCATCTCGTCGGAGTTGGCCACAATCCAGATGCGTTCTCTCTTGTGGTTGGCGCCGATGCTAGAAGCTGAAATACTAAACGTCCTTGCGGAGTAGCCTTCACTCTCCAAGTTCTCGAGAACGGTGTCGAGACCGAGTTTAATGTGCCCAGCAACGTTTTCTCCAATGACCCAAGACGGCCGGAGCTCTTGGATAAGTCTAAACATTTCTGGCCAGACGTGTCTCGGATCTTGCTCACCTTTTTGATGACCTGCGACGGAGAAAGGTTGGCAAGGATATCCTCCTGTGATGATGTCGATTTTATCAATTCCATCTGTTTTGAGTTTGTCATAATTTAATTCCTTTACATCATTATAGATAGGCACACCTGGAAAATTCTTTTTTAAAACTTTCTGACAGTAGTCATCAAAGTCACAAAACGCAACTGTTTCAACTAGCCCTGCAGATTCTAATCCTAAACTAAATCCACCTATACCGCTAAATAAATCTAAGTGTGACAACATTCTATAATTCTTCCTATAATAACTAGAGTATTTACTATAAGATTTCAAGTATGAAATATGTGATGATGATTTGGCTTTGTATTAACGATCCTTTCATTCCTTTAGGAAGCACCTGTGTTGAAGATATTACTCCTCACAGATTTGATTCTTTGGAAGAATGTCGACTAGCTGCAACGCAAGCCTATGAAAAAATAAAAGAGCCAGGGATATACCTCACAACTTTTTGTAGTAAAAAGCTCTTGACAGACATATAAGTTATCCTATATAAAGAACTTAG